AAAACGAATCATATCCGTTCATCACTTGGGGACAGGTATTCAAGAACGGCCAACCAAGACTCCACCCAACAAAAGAGCCACGAGTGGGTACGGTAGACACGGCATCGTTTATGGTTCGGTGCGATGCTATTGGTGAAGCAAGATTCGGAAACGAATACGAAGCAGATGGATTGTTTGCTCAACAGATGGCAAAGTGGAACGTCAAGACCATCGATGCTTACCTTTGTTATTATAATTACCTGCGATGAAAGTATTATGTATTGGTGACCCGGACTCCGGGGTGGTGTACCACCGTATCTATAAGCCCTTCACTCTGTTAAAGGAGAAAGGGCTTTTGGACTTTCAGATAATTAACTACAAGCAACCAATCCCTGAAGCAGACTGGGAAGGAGTTACCCACGTTATCTTTTCTCGTGCGCTTCCGTTCACCGGGGAATCCTTTGCTAACTTCTTTGCGATTTGCAAAGCAACAGGCAAAAAAGTAATCATCGACAATGACGATTGGTGGCATCTAGCGTTAGACCACCCATCAAAAGCAACATACGATAAAGCAAACCTCTCAGGACGTATTGTAAACTCAATGTACTTTGCAGATGAGGTCTGGACTACCCAAAAGTATTTAGCCGATAAAATCAAGAAGGTAAACCGTAACGTACACATCATCCCAAACGGATTAGACCCATCAGACCCGCAATGGCAGATTACCCGCCAAGAAGCAGACGAGGTACGATTTGGTTACGTGGCCGGCATATCACACCTTCCAGACCTTGTACAAAACAAGATTGACCTTTCACCTTACGAATCCTATGTTGCGGACATTGGTGGATACCCACAAGCAGCTAAAGCAAGATTCGCATTAGAAACACAATCACCCAACGAATACGGAAAACTATACCAGGCATTTGACGTTGCCCTATCACCATTAATCCCAAGTGAGTTCAACAGATGCAAGTCAAATCTTAAAATGGTAGAAGCAGGGTTTGCCGGTTGTGCGTTAATTGTAAGTGATGTAGCACCGTACTCGCAACACCTGAATAAAAATAATTGCATTGCAGTAAAGCATAAAGGAGACTGGGCAAGTGCTATCAAGTACCTACATCAGAACCCAAACAAAGCCGGTGACATCGCTTTAACACTTCACGAAGAGATGACCACCAACTTCAACATTCACGACTTCAACGACATCCGTTTTGAACGGTTGCAAAAAATGCAACAGCTGAAATGAAAAAAGTAAACATTGAAACCGTATTGCCAAATCCGAGCAACCCACGGATTATTAAAGACGATAAGTTTAAGAAGCTTGTAAAGTCCATTCAGGAGTTCCCTCAGATGCTTGAGCTGCGTCCTATTGTTGTAGACGCAAATATGGTAGTGCTGGGCGGCAATATGCGCTTAAAGGCGTGCAAGGCAGCGGGACTTAAAGAGGTACCGATTGTTATCGCAGATAGCTTAACGGAGGAGCAACAGGCGGAGTTCATAATCAAAGACAATGTTGGGTTCGGTGAATGGGACTGGGACTTATTAGCGAACGAATGGGATGAGGAGTTATTGCAGGAATGGGGCTTGGACTTGCCTATTTTTTTAGGCGAGCCGTCACACGATGAGTTAATTGGCGAGGAGAAGGGAAAGCCAGCGACTATGAAAATAACCTTTGATAGTCCAGAGCAGCTACAAAAGGCGGAGATAGATATACAAGAGCTTTTAGATAGAAAGTATCAAGGGGCTTATTTTTCAGTTAGCGCAGGCGGGATATGAAATTAGAAATTGCATCAAACAAAGCCGTCAAGTATGCTTGCCTAAACTTCCACTACGCAAAGGCAGTTCCAACGTATTCTATTGGATATTCAGTTTTTGAGAATGGCGTCTGGTGCGGTGTTGTTTTATTTGGAGGCGGTGCGTCTGTAAATATGCCAACAAAATTTAATTTAAGAAATGGTCAGTATCTTGAATTAAACAGAATGGCTCTAAATGGAAAGCAATCTTCAACAAGCAAGGTATTAGCGTCTGCGATAAGGTTAATAAAAAAGAATTGCCCAACCGTAAAATTGTTATTTAGTTACGCAGACAAGGGACAGAATCACTATGGAACAATTTATCAAGCCACTAATTGGTATTACATTGAAGATATAGAAAGTAGTGGAACTGAATACCTACTAAACGGAATATGGAAGCACGATAGAGGTAGATACAACTGGGGTGTTGATTTTAAGAAGTTGCCAAAGCGAAAAAAAGCGGGGAAGCATAAGTATATTTATCCACTTGACAAGAGTTTAATTCCTATGTGTCAATCGTTAAGTAAACCTTATCCCAAAAAAGAAACCCCGACAAGCGGGGCTACTTTGAGCGAGGAGGTCGATTCGAACGCCACTTCTTAATTGGAGTATTAAGCGTGCAACCATTACACTTTCCTCGCAGGTGAAACAAATATAAAACAAAGATATGGTATGGACAAAACTGTACAACATAAAAAGGCAATGCTCGATGCATTAGAAAAATCGCTTGGAGTTGTAACCTCGGCCTGCAAGACGGTAGGCATTGGGAGAACTACGCATTACCTTTGGATGGATAGCGACCCCGAATACAAAGCAGCAGTCGAATCACTATCAGACGTTGCGCTTGACTTTGCAGAAAGCCAACTGCACAAGCAAATCAAGGACGGCAATTCAACCGCAACAATCTTTTTCTTAAAAACAAAAGGTAAGAAGCGGGGTTATGTAGAACGCCAGGAGTTGGACGTATCTACGGGCAAGATGTTTCAAATAGAAGTTCTTGGCAACGATACAGACCAATAAGGTATTTAACCACCTAATCAAAAGCGATAAGCGTATTATCGTTGAGCAGGGCGGTACACGGAGTGGGAAAACGTATAATATCCTGCTCTGGCTTATTTTCTATTACACCGAACGCAATACGGATAAAACGATAACCATTTGCCGTAAGTCGTTCCCTTCGCTTCGTGCTTCGGTTATGCGGGACTTCTTTGATATTCTCCGGAACCACGACCTGTACCGGGAGGAGTTCCACAACAAGTCCAGCCACGAGTACCACCTTAACGGTAACCTTGTTGAGTTTATTTCCCTTGACCAACCGCAAAAGATTCGGGGACGTAAACGGAACCTGCTTTACATTAACGAGGCAAACGAATTGTTTTACGAAGATTGGCAGCAGCTTATCTTTCGTACCGATGGTCGTATAATTCTTGACTACAACCCGTCTGAATCTTTCCATTGGATTTATGACCGGGTAATACCACGTGAGGATTGCGACTTTTACCAAACTACCTACCGGGATAACCCGTTCCTTGATGAGCAGATTAAGAATGAAATCGAACGCCTAAAAGAAACAGACGAGGACTATTGGCGTATCTACGGTCTTGGTGAGCGTGGTATGAGCCGTGCTACTATCTTTCAATTCGGAACATCTGAAATCCCACAAGAAGCAAAACTAATTTCATATGGCCTCGATTTCGGTTACACGAACGACCCCAGCGCCCTTGTGGCAGTCTACCAACACGGGGATAACTTATACCTGGACGAGTTGCTCTACCGTACCGGTATGACCAACCGTGACCTTCACCACCACCTGCAATCGTTAGGACTTGACCGGAGGGATGAAATCTTTGCGGATAGTGCCGAACCGAAATCAATCGAGGAACTGCACCGATTCGGTTGGAACATTAAACCAACGGCTAAAGGGCAAGATTCGATTAATGCAGGTATTGACATCCTGAAGCGGCACAAGATATTTGCAACCTCACGGAGCAACAATCTAATTAAAGAATTGCAGAACTACAAATGGACGGAGGACAAGAACGGCAATCTATTGAATAAACCTATTGACGTAATGAATCACGCACTCGATGCCAGCCGTTATGCCGTCTATAATAAACTTTCTAAACCAAACTACGGTAGGTATTCTATCCGTTGAGTTATTTATCTATGGAACTGAAATTAGTAGTACCAACATCGCTTGACGAAATCACGCTAGACCAATATCAGCGCTTTGCTCGTATTGAAGGTGAGGGAGAATTCAAGCAAATGAAGATGCTCGAAATCTTCTGCAATGTTCCATTTAGTGACCTGCCGAACGTCCGCCTGGTGGATGCGGTCAACGT